TCAACCTCGGATGATATCGGCCAGTACGTGTGTCTGCGCGCCCCAGCTGTTGGGCCAGGGGCGGCGCATCACTTTTTCCAGCACGGCGTCGGGCGAACCCGCCAGCCGTTCCACGACCTCAGGGGCCAGGAGCGTCAGACGCATCACCCTGCGTACCTGCGTCACGTCCATGCCTTCGGCCTCGGCAATCTCGGCCACCGACGCCGCCCGCTGCTCGTCCAGCAGACGTTGCCAGTGGTGCGCCAGTCCGAGCGCCCGCATCAACGCGGTGTCCTGCGCTGACGACCTTGCTTCCCGCTCCCGGGTGGCCTCGGACAGGAATTCCTGCGGCGCGTCCAAGGGCGTGATGACCTGCTTCTTCAACCCCCGCTTTACCAGCGTCCAGGGCACAAAGGTTTCCAGTTGCACGCCGCCTGCCGGGCTCGGCAGTTGATAGGTGACCGGATCACCCTTGAACCGGCCCCGGTGCTTCTTGCTCATGCGCCCTCCTCAAAGCGCTTCACGATCTGGCGTTGCGCCTCCCAGTCCACCGGTAGCGGGTTGCGCTGGAACCAGATCAGGTTCATCCGGCGCGGCTGCCGTCCGGTCATCAGCAGGTCGATGATGTCGGGCGCGAGCAGGGTCAGGCGCATCAGCTCGTTGGGCACCGAGGGATGCAGCCCTTCCGCCCGGGCGATGTCTGACCCGCTCTTCATCACGCCGGTGTCCACGAGGTGCTGCCAGTAGAAACCGCGTGCCACCCCCTCCAACAGCGTCACATCGTGGACGTGGCGGTCATCGGCGGCCACGCGCCGCGCGCCCCGGCGGCGGAATGTCAGTGGCACGAAGGTTTCCAGTGTGTCGTCCATCAGGCCTCGACCTCCACCAGTTCTGCGCCGATCCCTCTCGGGGCGAATTCACCGATCAGGGCGTCCCACCCCAGTTCCCGCCACTTCACCTTGATACCCTGTACGTCGCCGACGTGGACGAGGTCGATGCGCTCGATCATCAGGTTGGCGATGCGGTGACGCTCGACCGGGAACAACTGATCCCACACGTCGTTGAGCCGCCCCATCGCCATCACCGTGGTGGCCTCGTCGACCTGTCCACCGTTGCGTTGGATCTGTCGCACCACCGATGCGATGGACTCCGGGCTGGTCAGTACCGTGCGGATCTGGGCCACCACTGCCGCCTCAATCTCTGGTGCGGGCAGGCGTTCATAGCTCTTGCCCGGTGCGCCGAACCGGCTTTCCGACTTGGACACGTAGTAGTGGTACTTGCGCCCGTTCTTGCGCGAGTAGGTCGGGTACATCCGCTCGCCCGAGGGGGCGTACAGCAGTCCGCGCAGCAAGGCGTCGGTGCGCGACCTGATCTTGGTCTCCACCGACCGGGTGTGACCGTCCTTGGCCAGCACCTCGTGAACCCGCCCCCACAGACCGGGATCGATGATGGCTTCATGCACGCCGGGGTACCAGCTGCCCTTGTGCGACAACTCCCCGAGGTAGATGCGGTTGCGCAGCAGCTTGTGCAGGTACTTCTTGTCGATGCGCGTGCCCGCCCGCGTCTGGCCCTCCTGCGTCGTCCAGGCCTTGGTCGTGATGCCGTCGGCGGTCAAGTTGACGGCGATCTGAGTCGGAGAACCGATGGTCAGCATCTCCTCGAAGATACGGCGCACCACCGCCGCCTCGGTTTCGTTGATGACCAGCAGGCGGTTGTCAACGTCGTAACCCAGGGGCGGGACGCCACCCATCCACATCCCTTTGCGCTTGGCAGCGGCGATCTTGTCGCGGATGCGCTCGCCGGTGACCTCGCGCTCAAACTGGGCAAACGACAGCAGGACGTTGAGCATCAGCCGCCCCATCGACGTGGTGGTGTTGAACTGCTGGGTGACCGACACGAAGGACACCTCGTGGCGCTCGAACACCTCGACCATCTTGGAGAAGTCGGCCAAGCTGCGCGTCAGGCGGTCGATTTTGTAGACCACCACGATGTCGATCTGACCGCGCTCGATGTCCGCCATCAGGCGTTTCAGCCCCGGTCGATCCGTGTTGCCGCCGGAGAAGCCGGGGTCGTCGTAGTCGTCGGCCACCGGAATCCAACCCTCGGATCGCTGGCTGGCGACGTAGGCGTGGCCCGCCTCCTTTTGGGCGTCGATGGAGTTGAATTCCTGGTCAAGCCGTTCATCCGAGGACACCCGGCAGTAGACGGCGCAGCGCTTGCGGGCCTTCGTGCTGGCGATCTCGCTCATCTCGCACCTCCCTTGGTCAGGCCAAAGAACAGCGGCCCCGACCAGTGCGCGCCAGTGATGTGGCGGGCCACCGCCGTCAGGCTCTTGAAGTTGCGCCCCTGGTACTCAAACAGCCCCTCGGCGGTGACTGTCACCCGGTGCTCGCGCTCGCCCCATTCGCGCAGCAGGATCGTTCCCGGCGCGAAATCGAACTCGCGCGGCTTGGCCCGCAACTTGATCTTGGAGTGTTTCGCGCCGATGGCTTCCAGACGCTGCTTGGTCTCGGGCGCGAGGCCACCGAAGGCCTCCTCCTGCAGCTTGTAGGCGAGGCGAGACTCGACGTGCGTGCGGTTGGGGTAGTCCGGGCGGCGCGGGAAATACCGATCCCACACCGTCCAGAGCTCGGACATCGGCAGGCAGGCCAGCTCCGCGATCTGCGCGGCGACGGAAGCTTGTTTCTCGTTCATCACAACTTCTCCTCTTGATAGGGGGTTGTATGAACGCGCTGGTCGGGCAGGAAGCCAAGGCCTCCCCTTGTCGAATTGGCTCTCTGTTTTGGCTCATCCGCGACGAGGGTGCGGACTATGGCAGCCGCAAGGATGGCGGCGATTTCGCCAGCACGGGCGCTGGCGCTCATCTCCGTGGGAGATGCGAGTTCGATGTTCTTCATGACGGCTCCGAGGAATTGCAACCGTCAGAAATAGTGAGCCTGATCGTCCGAAGCGGATGGCAATTCCGGGTAATCGGCGGCAAAAACTTTCGCGTTAACTAAACAGTTGACAGGCGGAACTTCTCGCAGTACGCTCCAAGTATTAACTAATCACGCAACCAGGAAACGACCATGCCTTTCGGAGCCTTCATTCGCAAAAAGCGCGAAGAGAAGAACATCCAGATGAACGAGTTCGCGCGTCAGCTTGAGATTTCGCCTGCCTACTGGTCGCGCATCGAACGCGATATGGAAAAACCGCCCAAGGACGAGCTGATCCGCAAGGCAGCAGAGATCTTGGGCATCGACCCGGACGACGCCTTTGTCGAAGCCAGTCGCCTGCCGCCGGATATGCGTGAGGATGTGGGCAACGTGGTGCGGATGTACCGCCGGGAAGTCACGGAGAAAAAGTGAATGCCGGTTCTGACCCTCGACTACCGGCATTGCGACCGCAAGCGCCCCAAATTCATCAAGCACGTTGAGATCGAAGCCATCGCAGCACTCGCCCGCCAGCAACTGGTGGGAAGCGGTGTTGATGCCATTGCCTTCGACACGCTGCGCCAGATCGACCGTTTGAAGATCAACGGTATCGACTTCGCGCTCGAGGTCAGCACTGATTGCGAGGTGCATGACGAGGATGGCAACCACGTTTTCGGCATCTGCGAGTATGACCCCTACGCACCAGACACCGCGATGGTGTGCGTGTCGCCCGTCGGCGAAAAACTCAGTGAGCTGCTGGCTCTGAGCACGCTGGCACATGAACTCGGCCACGCTGTGTTCGATGCCCCAGGCTGGATCATGGACGGCGGCAAAGGCCCAGGACTGTTCGATGCCCTGGAGCCAGTCGTGCAGCGCGCCTACCGCACCACCACGCCGGACAGCGAGCACTTGGCAAAAGTACCTACAGCCCCATCAGCAGCAATGGCGACGGAAGTGCATTTTGCCGAGCTGCGTGCCAACGAATTCATGGGCTCGCTGCTGGTGCCGCGCAAGCTCTTGAGCACGGCAGCTGAGGAGCTGGCATCGGAATACAACGTCAGCATTCATCGTGGCCCGTCGCTTGATCCGGAGATTCCCGGCACCAGCATGCAACTCGCCGCCAGCGACGCCGCCGACATGGAATTGCTGCAACGTGCGCTGGCCCTGCGTTTTGGCGTCAATCCACGCTTTGTGCAGGTGCGCCTGCAACGCTACGGCCTGATCCGCCCGGAGAACGCCGTGCGCTGATCATCACCATCCCATCCGCGCCGACCTCGCGTCGGCATTTTTTGAATCTCGCAGTTAACAACTCGCGCAATCGCGCACTTTACGAAGGAGTCTGCCTATGCCTACCGGTCACACCACCACCGCCCAGCAGGAGAAAGCGGTCAACCCGAAGTCGTCACCGAAGCGGGCGCGCGAGCAACGGTCAGATGATGGCCCTGCCATCCTCCCCGGAATGGAGCATTTCGTCGATCTGCTGCGCAAGGTCAAGCGTCCGGCGCTGGTGGTGCGCCTGCTTGAACTGGCCAGCGGCGACGCGTTGCCGGAACTTCAGGCATTGGCCGATGCCTCCAAAGGAAAACTGCCGGTCGAATCCCGTCAGGCATTTTTCCACTGCGTGGCCAAACTGGATGCTGCCATCCGCCTGCGCCTCGAGGATGCCGTCGAACGAGTGATCCTGCTCAGCGATGACTACGGCGCTCAAGCTGTTCAGGCGGTGCTCGACGCCAGGCGCGAAGACGATGCCACCGTGCTCGCAATGCCCAGCGACCGCCATAGCCGCGCATTGCACCTCTATCTCCTGCAGGAGTTTCCCGAGGCTGGAGCACGCCGCGAAGCGCGCTTCGATCACGCGGAGCACGAACAGGTGATGCACCGCCAGTGGAAAAGCGAGCACTTCTCCAGCCACTACCTTGGCCCCAAGGGCGTGGAGCCGAAAAATGGCGATGACATCCAGGAAGCACTTCGCACACGGATTGCAGAGCTGTTCCCGCATGTGCCGAAAGAGCAAATCCTGATTGAGCAGTTTGTGCGGTGCGGCTTGTCCCACGCACAGCGCGATGACGATGAAGATGCCGACGACGAGCCGCTGACACAGCTGCACACGCTGTGCGCAACCTTCAATGGTTCTACGGCGCATTACCGGCAGGTGGAAGACGGCCAAGTGGTCGACCACGAGGAACCAGCTGCCATGTCGGCACGCTTTTCCTGGGAACCGGCAACCGGGGCGCTGACAGTGTTCTGCGAAGACCGGGAAAAGCGCCGGGAGCTTGCCACCATCTTCCGCGACGTGGCGCTGGCGCACGAGGGCGCGATTGACGACATGCCGATGCGTCAATTCGATCTGCTCGGGTTCTCGACCTCGGCCATGCTCAAGCGGCTGGAGCAGGATCGCATCGCGGACATCGAGCGCATCGACATTCTTCAGATCAAGGTGGCCAAGCCCTTTGAACAGTTGCTCGAGCTTGGCGGCAAGACCGTCGCTCGGCAGCTGGCGAGCAAGATGGAGATCACCCGCGATCGGCGTGACAGCCGCAACGTCTATCAGGTCGCCTACGAGGATTACAGCGCCGAAGATCTGAGCCAGTACGCACTGGTACAGGTGAAGCTGGTGATGCGCATGGCCACACAGCCCCACCGCAAGGCACACAACGTCGCCGTCCAGATCACAGCCCCCAACGGCCTGAACGACAAGAGTAAGACCGAGGACGACCGCAAGCGCGTACTGGAGCAGTTGATTCGCCTCGGCGTCTTGAGCGAATTCTGAGGGAGCGTCGACGATGTCATTGCATCTACGCTTCTTCACCGCCATCGACAGGCTGTCGAGCCTGGATACACCAGTGCTGGCCACAACGTTCGGACGTGACCGTTCTCAGCTCCTGCAGCGGGGCTGGATCACCGACGAGGGTCATCTCACGCATGTCATGGCCCCGTTCCTCGACTCTGAATGCGAGGTCGAGATCGAGGCCGATCCCGATGCGGGCTGCTACCGCTATCGCAGTCCGCTGGATGGGCGCACTGTGGTGCAGCCCTTGAACGAGATCGCACTGTGCGGTATCCAGATCGAACGATGGCTGACCGATCTGGCACGCATGGTGGGCATCGAAGATCGGCGACGTGCCAGCCGCCCATGCCTCACGCCACAGCATCTCTGGCATCTCGGCGACCTGCGCGTCGCCGGGACGCATGATTTTGCCCCGGTGTTTGTTGGGCGCGCGTGGGCACGTGCGCCAGCCGTCAATACATCTTCTGTTCTGGCTGATCCTGCATGGTCACGCGGCGGTGTGATTTTGCAGGCCCGCCAAGTTCAGGCAGATCTGCCCCGTGATCATGTGATCCGGGCGCTCGATGAGTTCGTTCGCCTGGACGATGGGCAGGATGTTTTCGATGCAAGCGCATTCGACCGCGTGCTGCGCGGCTACGTCACGCCTAGCGGTGAGTCCGAGCCGTTGCAGTACCTGCAGGGCACCCGCGTGAAATTGCCTCACTTTGCTTCATCACGATTGGTGAGTGATACGCGCGCAGCAATTCTGAAAGTGATGTGGGGCGTGGAAGGCAAGACACCTCCGGCCATGAAGTGGGCAGACGTCAAGACGCAAGTTCACTCTGCTGCCCGGTCATTTGATGAGGCCTTTGGTGACAAGGAAACAAGAGAGGACTTCCTCGTTCTCGTGAAGTCTGGCGGCTACTACCAAGTGCGCCGCCAGTAGAAGTCGTAGTTTTTTCCGGAGCCCGATCCGGATTCAGTCCGTAGTTCCATGCGGAGACTTCGATGTGCCCATTTCATCTAGGAGGCACATCGAAATGCAAACCCAAGTTCCAGCAACCCAAACAGGTCGGGATTCCTTCCGACCCAATCCCGGCAGTGCCGTGTGCATCGCCCTCGACGAAAACGAGCTTGCCATCCGCTGGGGGCTCTCCGTCAAGACCCTGCGCCGCTGGCGTCAGGAACAGCTCGGACCGATCTACTGCAAGCTCGGCCGCCGGGTCACCTACCTCCTGCACGAAATCGAAGCCTTTGAGCGGCGCGTCTCGCGTTACTCCAGCTTCACTCGTGCGTATCAGTGAGGAGGACGGCCATGAGCGATCTAACCATCTTCCCCGCCGACATCGCCGAGATGTCCGTCAGCCAACTGGCCGCACTGCCGCCCGAGCAGAAGCGCGAGATCGACAAGAACCTCGACGCGGCTATCGACTGGCTCAAGAAGGCCCGCACCAAGTTCGACGCGGCGCTGGATCATTGCTACGGCGAGCAGGCCCGCGCCGCGCTGCGTGAATCCGGCCGCGATTTCGGCACCGCCCACATCAGCGATGGCCCGCTGCGGCTCAAGTTCGAGTTGCCCAAGAAGGTCAGCTGGAACCAGCAGCAATTGACCGAAATCGCCGAACGCATCGTGGCGTCAGGCGAGAAGGTCGAGGGCTACCTCGACATCAAGTTGTCCGTCTCCGAATCCCGCTTCACGAACTGGCCGCCTGCCTTGCAGCAGCAGTTCGCCGCCGCTCGCACCGTGGATTCCGGCAAGCCGTCTTTCACTCTTTCCCTTGATTCGGAGTAATAGCCATGAGTGCAATCATTCCCTTCCAGTTTGAAGCGCATGCTGTGCGCGTTCAGGTCGACGACGCGGGCCAGCCGTGGTTCAACGCCGCCGACGTCTGCGCGGCTTTGGAACTCTCGAATCCGCGCGATGCTCTCACCAAACACGTCGATTCGGATGATGTCGCAAAACGCGACGTCATCGACAACCTTGGACGCACCCAGCGCGCCAACCACGTCAACGAGTCGGGCCTCTACGCCCTGATCCTCGGCAGCACCAAGGATGCCGCTAAGCGCTTCAAACGTTGGGTGACCAGCGAGGTGCTGCCCGCGATCCGCAAGACCGGCAGCTATGCCGTTCCCGCTGCGCTGGCGGCCTTGCCTGCACCGACCCATGACCGTGTATCCGCGATTCTGCTGATCGGCGAGGCTGTGGCGAAGGTGCCGGGCGTCAAGCCGGGCATCGCAGCGGCGGCAACGCTCACCTGCATTCAGGAGAACACGGGCATCACCACCGAGGTGCTGCGCCGCGCGCTGCCGTCGGCCAACGAACCGATCTGCGCGCTCAACGCCACCCAGCTCGGCAAGCTGCTCAACCGCTCGGCCAAAGCCACGAACCAGATGCTGGCAGCGGCTGGCCTGCAGTTCCGGAACGACCGTGACGAATGGGAACTGTCCGAGGCTGGTGAAGCATGGGCCGAGGCCATGCCGTACTCGCGCAACGGCCACAGCGGCTACCAGATCCTCTGGAATCCCGCCGTCGCCGATGAACTGAAGGAGGCCGCGTAATGAGCCTTCCCATCATCTCCGCGCAGCAGCGCATGGCCGAACGCAAGGGCGTGAAGCTCTTGATGCTGGGCAAATCCGGCATCGGCAAGACCACCCGGCTCAAGGATCTCGACCCGGCCACCACGCTGTTCCTCGACATTGAGGCGGGCGATCTCGCCGTGGCCGACTGGCCCGGCGACACCATCCGTCCGGCATCCTGGCCGGAGAGCCGCGACTTCTTCGTGTTTCTCGCGGGCCCGGACAAGTCGCTGCCGCCGGAGTCGGCGTTTTCGCAGGCGCACTTCGATCACGTCGTCGAGAAGTACGGTGACCCGGCGCAACTGGACCGCTACCAGACCTTCTTCCTCGACTCGATCACGCAGCTGTCGCGCCAGTGCTTCGCGTGGTGCAAGACGCAACCCAGCGCGGTCAGCGACCGTACCGGCAAGCCGGACATGCGCGGCGCCTACGGCCTGCTCGGGCAGGAAATGATCAGCGCCTTGACCCATCTGCAGCACGCACGCGGCAAGAACGTGGTGTTCGTGGCCATCCTCGACGAGCGGCTCGATGACTACAACCGCAAGGTGTTCGTGCCGCAGATCGAAGGCAGCAAGACCGCACTGGAGCTGCCCGGCATCGTCGACGAGGTTGTGACGCTGGCCGAGATCAAGGCCCAGGAAGCAGACGGCAGTGGCAGCACCTACCGCGCCTTCGTCACGCACACCGTCAATCCCTACGGCTTCCCCGCCAAAGACCGCAGCGGTCGCCTCGATCCGCTCGAGCCGCCCAACTTGCGCGCACTGATCGCCAAGTGCGCGGGTGAGCCCGCCGCCACGCCCGTTCGCACTGCCACCACCCAATCCCACGAATCTCAGGAGTAATCGCCATGACCCAGCAATCCACCACCAGCAACAACTGGAACGACTTCAACGACGCCGAATCGCAGCAATCCGGCTTTGACCTGATCCCCAAGGGCACCGTTGTCGCTGTGCGCATGACCCTCAAGCCCGGTGGTTATGACGATCCCAGCCAAGGCTGGGGCGGCGGTTACGCCACCGAGTCCTTCGACACCGGTTCGATCTATCTGGCCGCCGAGTTCGTGGTCACCGCTGGCGACCACGCCAAACGCAAGATGTGGTCGAACATCGGCCTGCATTCGCAGAAGGGGCCGACCTGGGGTCAGATGGGGCGCAGCTTCATTCGCGCCGCGCTCAACAGCGCCCGCAACGTCCACCCGCAGGACAACAGTCCGCAGGCCGCCGCCGCGCGCCGCATCCAGGGCTTCCACGAACTGGATGGCCTCGAGTTCCTCGCCCGCGTCGACATCGAGAAGGATGGCAAGGGCCAGGACCGCAACGTGGTCAAGGTCGCGGTCGAACCCGATCACCCCGACTACGCCAAGTTGATGGGCGTGCCGCCCAAGACCACGGGTGGTGGCACCTCCGGTGCTCCGGCACAGCCAGCGGCACCCGCGTATCAGGCAGCGCCTGCCCAACGCGCACCCGTGACGGGCAAACCGTCGTGGGCGCAGTGAGGGAGGCCGATGAAATGCTGGGTCTGCAAACGACAAGCACGCGGCTACGGCCACACGGACGGTCGATTCAAGACCGGCGATGCGCGCCGCTACGTGCTCGACTGGGTGTTCTGTTCCCGTCGCTGCCAGGACGCGTTCCACGCGCTGTACGGCAACTGGCAACAGGCCAAGGATGGCTACCTCGGCAAGACGGAGGTCGCCATGATCGATCCGTCTGAAGTCGAACTGGCCGCCATGCGCCAATGCCTCAAGTCCTTCGGCGAGGCGGCGGGCGAGATCGGTTTTACCAAGCCTCTGGGCGACTACTCCGAGGCCGAAGCGCTGCGGGTGATCGATGCCATCGTCACTTGCTGGTCGGAGGCGATGGTCGCGCACCACGAGGTCACCAAGTTCCCGCCCGTGCGGGGCTTGCCGCCCACGCCCGATCCGCTGGCACCCGATGCCGCCAATCCGTTCGCGGATCTGGAGGATGACCTGCCTTGGGATGAACCGAAGGGGAAGAAGCCATGATGGACTTCAATTCCTCATCAAGCATCGCGGGCCAGGTCACCGCCCTGGTCGACGCCGGGTTGCAACAGGCCCGAGCCCGTCAATCCGAGCGCCAGTACCTCGGGGCCTCGCGCCTCGGGGTGGCCTGCGAGCGCGCCCTGCAATTCGAGTACGCCAAGGCTCCCATCGACCACGGGCGGGACACCCCGGGCCGGATGCTGCGCATCTTCGAGCGTGGCCATGTCATGGAGGACTGCATGGTCGCGTGGCTGCGGGAGGCAGGCTTTGACTTGCGCACCCGCAAGCCTGACGGCGAGCAGTTCGGTTTCTCGGTGGCAGACGGTCGCCTGCAGGGCCACATTGACGGCGTCATCGTGGGTGGCCCTGAGGGCTTTGCCTATCCCGGACTGTGGGAATGCAAATGCCTGGGCAACAAGTCCTGGAGCGATCTGGAGAGAAAGGGCTTGGCGATCTCCAAGCCCATCTACGCCGCGCAAGTGGCGATCTACCAAGCCTATCTCGAACTGCACGAGCACCCGGCGATCTTCACGGCGCTCAACGCCGACACGATGGAGATCTACACCGAGCTCGTGCCCTTTGATGCAGCCCTTGCCCAGCGCATGTCGGATCGTGCGGTGAAGGTCATCTCAGCCACGGAAGCAGGCGAACTGCTGCCACGTGGCTTCCATGACCCGACCCACTTCGAATGTCGGATGTGTGCATGGCAAGACCGCTGCTGGAGGACACAAGCATGACCGACAACACCCTTTCATCTACCGGCATCGAACCGATGATCGACGCCAAGCAGGCGGCTGCCGCGCTGCGCCTGCCGTATTACTGGTTCGCCGATCACGCGATGCGCAGCAAATACCGGATTCCCCACTACCTGATGGGTGGGCTGGTGCGCTATCGCCTGTCAGAGCTTTCTACGTGGGCGGCACGCAATGCGGCAGCGCAAAGCCGCTTCGCGGGAGATACGGATACCGCCGTCGAGGAGGCCGAATGATCGACTTCAACGACACCGCCGTCCCCACCGGAAACCAACCACGCATCGTCAGCGATGCCGAGCGGGAGGAACTGCGCGCAGAACTGCTCGCCCGGCTGGAATCGGTGCTGTTCACTCTGTTCTCGGCAGGCAAGAAGCGCCGGGGCAAGTTCCTCATCGGTGATGTGCTGGGTAGCCCTGGCGACAGCCTTGAGGTGGTGCTTGAGGGCGAAAAGGCAGGCCTATGGACGGATCGTGCCGACAACTCCGGCGGCGATGTGTACGCGCTGATCGGCAATCACTTCGGCATCGATGTGACCCGCGACTTTCCCCGCGTGCTTGATGCCGCTGCCGATCTGCTCGGACGCTCGCGCTCCGCACCAGTACGCAAGGCCAGCAAGAAGGACGTGCCGGTCGACGAACTCGGCCCCGCCACCGCCAAGTGGGACTACCTCGACGCCCAAGGCCATCTCATCGCCGTTGTCTACCGCTACGACCCGCCCGGGCAGAGGAAGCAGTTCCGGCCCTGGGATGCCAAGCGGCGCAAGATGGCACCGCCCGACCCGCGTCCGCTCTACAACCAGCCAGGGATGACCAGTGCCGCGCAGGTGGTACTGGTCGAAGGCGAGAAGTGCGCGCAGGCCCTGATCGACGCGGGCATCGTGGCCACCACGGCGATGCACGGCGCGAACGCTCCGGTAGAAAAGACCGACTGGTCGCCGTTGGCCGGCAAGGCCGTGCTGATCTGGCCCGACCGTGACAAGCCGGGCTGGGAGTACGCCACGCAGGCGGCACAGGCCATCCTGTCGGCGGGAGCCAAATCCTGCCACATCCTGTACCCGCCCGAGGAAGCCGCCGAGGGCTGGGACGTGGCCGACGCCATCGCCGAGGGCTTCGATGTCGCCACCTTCCTCACCCACGGCCCACGTTTGCAGATGCACGACGTCGCCGATGACGTTGATCCGGTGGTCAGCAGCGACGAATCCGTCTGGGGCACGGAGGACGCGCTGGCGCTGTCCTTCACGCGCCGCTACCACCGCGACTGGCGCTACGTGGCTGGCTGGGGAAAGTGGCTGGTGTGGGACGGGCAACGCTGGCGCACCGAGGACACGTTGGCGGCCACGGACTTGATCCGCAGCGTCTGCCGCCAGACGGCTGTACGCGCCGACAACCCCAAGGTCGCTGCCAAATTGGCCAGCGCAGGAACGGTCGGCGGTGTGGAACGCCTGGCGCGTGCTGACCGCAGGCACGCGGCCACCACCGACGAATGGGATGCAGATCCGTGGCTGCTCAACACGCCAGGCGGCGTGGTCGATCTCAAGACAGGCCGGATGCGCCCGCACGAGCGCGCCGATCGGATGACCAAGATCACCACAGCCACGCCCAGCGGCGACTGCCCGACCTGGAGGCAGTTCATCGACGAGGTCACGGGCGGTGACAAGGAACTGCAGTCCTATCTGCAACGGATGGTCGGCTACGCGCTGACCGGATCGACGCAAGAGCACGCGCTGTTTTTCCTGTACGGCACAGGTGCGAACGGCAAGTCGGTGTTCGTCAACACGCTGGCCACCATCCTGGGTGATTACGCGACCAATGCGCCGATGGACACCTTCATGGAAACGCGCACCGACCGGCACCCGACCGATATGGCGGGACTGCGCGGCGCGCGCTTCGTGGCGGCCATCGAAACTGAACAGGGAAAGCGCTGGGCCGAGTCGAAGCTCAAGAACCTCACCGGTGGCGACAAGATCTCGGCGCGCTTCATGCGCCAGGACTTCTTCGAGTTCTTCCCGCAGTTCAAGTTGTTCGTGGCGGGCAACCACAAGCCCGCCATTCGCAATATCGACGAGGCGATGAAACGCAGGCTGCACCTGATCCCTTTCACGATCACCGTGCCGCCCGAGCGCCGCGACAAGAACCTGCAACAGAAGCTCCTGGCCGAACGTGACGGCATCCTCGCGTGGGCCGTGCAGGGCTGTCTCGACTGGCAGCGCCACGGACGACTCTCTCCACCGCAGCGCGTGGTGGACGCGACGGAGGAGTATTTCGAAGCCGAGGACGCCCTGGGCCGCTGGCTCGATGAGCGCTGCGTGCGCGAGCCCAACGCCAAGTCGCTGACCGCCGAGCTGTTCAACGACTGGAAGCTGTGGGCTGAAGCCTCTGGCGAGTTTGTCGGCGCACAACGCCGCTTCTCCGATCTGCTCATCACGCGCGGGTTGGACAAATGGCGCAACGGGATGGGCGTGCGCGGGTTCCAGGGCATTGGCCTCAAGCACCCGCCGACCCCTGCCTACACCCCCTACGCGGACGACTGACCCCCATGAAAACCACGCGGTCTGACGCAGCTGACGCAGTTTGTCGTAACTCCTACGCGTGCGCGTGTGCGCGCGCCTCATGGAGAGTTTCGTCACGAAGTGTCAGCTGCGTCAGATCCGCACCGGATAAGGACTGACACCATGACCACGACCATCCTCGCCCTCGATCTGGGCACCATCACCGGCTGGGCACTGCGCGGCAGTGACGGCCACATCACGAGCGGCTCCGAGAGCTTCCGACCGCAGCGCTTCGAAGGCGGCGGAATGCGCTTCCTGCGCTTCAAACGCTGGCTCACCGAACTGAAGGCCATCACCAGTGACATCGACTGCCTGCACTTCGAGGAGGTACGTCGCCACGTCTCGACCGATGCTGCCCACGCATACGGCGGTTTCCTTGCCACGCTCACGGCGTGGTGCGAGCACCACCAGATCCCGTACCAAGGCGTGCCTGTCGGCACGATCAAGAAGCACGCCACGGGCAAGGGCAACGCTGGCAAGGACGATGTGATCGCTTCCGTCACCGCACGCGGGCACGCGCCGGTCGACGACAACGAGGCCGATGCCCTGGCGCTGCTGCACTGGGCGATCCAGCATCACGACGACGGCCAGGAGGTGTGACGTGAAAGTTCCCACACCGCAGTACCGCTGCCCCCTCGGGCGGCTGCAACCTCAAGCCACGGATCTGGATGCGATCAAGGAACGTGGCTGGCATGACCAGCGCATCCTGGTCGTCTCCGCTGACGACGACCGTCTCGACTGGATGGAGCGTGAACTGGTGCGCCAGATCGGCGAGCGCCTCTACGGTGCGGGAGGACGACGCCATGGCTGACCGTCGCAACGCGTGGACAATCGAGGACGTAGCCGTCCGCTTCGAAGAGGCGGCCAGCACTGCACGCCGTTTGCCACCCGTTCGGGTGCAGGGCTACTTCAACTGCTGGCCTGCGATCAAACGCATGTCCTGGGAAAACCTCGGCGCGGAACCGACGGTCTACCGCTTTCCTCCCGACCCTGCTGCCATCGAACGGATGCTGGAAGTCATGCGCTGGGTCCAATGGCTGGAGGAGGAACACAGGCACTTGGTCTGGATGCGGGCCAAGCGCTACGGGTGGCGGGACATCACGATCCGCTTCGCCTGCGACCGCACGACGGCATGGCGGCACTGGCAGCGGGCATTGCAGACGGTCGCCGACCACCTCAATGCAGCACACGTCGATGTCACGGTGCGCACACAGTCAATACGCTCCGCGCAGCGAGACTTGACGAGGGATGTTCCAAAAACGTGAGCAATTTAGGGTAATGCTTGCCGTGTTTGTCCTCGCCTTGCCGTGCTTGTCCGTTTCGAGGCCCTGCAACCCTGCAACAAAACGGGCCGGTCGGGGGTAGTATTTCAGCTATCTTCTGGACAGAGGTGACGGCAGAGGGAGCAACCCATAAATCAACGGGTCCTTCCTGGCCAAAAACCAATGCGGGGGGCGCGAGCGCGGCGCTTTTTTAGCGTCAGGGTGCGAACCAAGGTTCGCACGGTTCGCAGTTCGCACCCTGTCAGTTCGCACCAACCCCAAAAACCCGCCCACGGTTGTCGTCGGCGGGTTTTCTATTTTCAGGACACCATCTTTGAATACGCTCAACGTCGAGTACCGCAAGGTCGAGGCGCTGATTCCCTACGCCCGCAATCCGCGCACACATTCCGATGCGCAGATCACCAAGATCGCCGCCAGCATCGTCGAATATGGCTGGACGAACCCGGTACTG